AAGCTTATTCTTACCTAAAAGGCCCTGCAGATATGTACAACCTCTATAAAAGCCAGTATGATGATAGTATGCAAGGTTTTGCATTACAGCAAATGGGAAGAAGAAGACGAGGAGAATACGATGAAGGAGTTCCTAGAATTAAGGTACCTTCTCCATCGCCATAAACAAATTTTATAGGAGGAAAATATGGCAATTACAACTAACGCAATATGTAACTCTTTTAAGGAAGATACACTTAAAGGTTTACATGATTTTACACCTTCAACAGGTGATGTTTTTAAATTAGCATTATATGATTCATCAGCTTCAATTGGTGCTGACACAACTTCTTATGCAGTGGGAATCGCTGGACAAGTTGGAGATACTGGTCAGTACGTTGCAGGTGGTGGAGCATTAGTAAATGCTTTAGTATCAGTTAATGGAACAACAGCATTTGTTGATTTCAATGACTTATCTTTCACAGGAGTAACTTTAACTGCAAGAGGTGCATTAATTTATAATACATCTGAATCTTCAAAAGCAGTTGCAGTATTAGACTTTGGTGGAGACAAAACAGCAACAGCTGGAACTTTCACAGTACAGTTCCCTGATGCAAACGATACACAAGCGATTATAAGAATATCGTAATTAAGGACTTAAAATGATATGGCTACTTGGGGACAACAAACATGGGGATTTGAAAACTGGGGGACACTCGGTGATCAAACCGTTGACCTAAGTAGCGTATCATTATCAGCAACATTATCTCAAGGAACAGTAACCGTTGACGCTGAACTTCAAATAGGTTGGGGTGCAGACTCTTGGGGAGAAAACGCTTGGGGTGAACTATCTGGTGCTTACGTTGACGTAAGTGGTATTTCTTTAGCAACAAATATCGGAACTGTTTCTGTATCTGGATCTGCTGTTGTAGAACCTTTAGGTATAGCTGCAACATTTGAAGAAGGTCAAATTACACAAAGAATCGATGCTGCTTTTACTGTTACTGGAATCGAAGCTCAAGCTTTAGTTGGTAATTCAGAGTATGTTTCTAAAATAACTGTAAGTGGTGTATCTGCTCAAACAAATACAGGACAAGCTACTATTGATCCTACGTTCTTAATTGGAGAAGGTTGGGGTAGAGATACTTTTGGTAACTTAGGTTGGGGTGTAAATTATTCTGTTATTGGTGGAGGAGTAAACGGACTATCATTAACTGCAATCACAGGTAATGAAGACGCATTTACTGATGTTACAGTATCAGTTACTACAGCAGGAGAATTACAAACAGCAATCACACCAGTTGGTACTTCTGCAAACTCAGATAATGAAATTGCACATAGTTTCTTATTAACTCAAGATTTAGGAACAGTATCATTAGAAGGACATGCAAATGTAGATGTAACAGGTATATCACAATCTATTGAAATTGGAGATGCTATAGGAGGAACTATTCAAGAGGTTCCTGTAACAGGTATAGAAATTAATTTATTTATAGGTAATGAAGATACAACTGGAAATGCTAATGTTTCTTTAACAGGTGTTTCTGCAACAGGTTCTGTTGGAGATATTGTTCCAGTATCTAAATATGACGCTACAGGATCTTCAGCTACATATTCGGTGGGTCAAATCACAGGAGTTGGAAATGCTATTGTTACTCTAACTGGCATAGACTTGACAACTGCTACTGGATCGCCTAATATTATTGCATGGGCTGAGGTTAACACTGGAACCCCTGTAACATGGACAGAGGTTGACTTAGCAGCTTAACGACATATAATTAAATAAAGGAAAAATTTTATGGCATCAAGTTATTCTACAGATCTTAAACTAGAATTAATGGTAACTGGCGAAAACGCTGGTCAATGGGGTGATAATACAAACAATAACTTAAACTTAATTCAACAAGCAATCGCTGGATACGAAGCAGTAGCACTAACTGATGGCGGAACTGTTCCTCTTGCAATGACAGATAAACAAATATCGAATGCAAGAAATATGGTTATCAAATTTACTGGAACTTTAACTACAGCATCAACTGTAACTATTCCAGACTCAATTGAAAAATTTTACATATTCGATCTATCAGCAGTAACTGGTGTAACAAATCTTACTATTAAAACTGTAAGTGGAACTGGTTTTACTGCAGGTGAAGCTGCAATCGTTGCTGCTTATTCTGATGGAACAAATTTAAATGAAATAGCATTAAACACTTTAGGTGGAACAATCGCTACAGCACAAATTGATGACAATGCAATTACAAGTGCAAAAATTAGTGACAACCAAGTAACTACGGCTAAGATTAGTGATAATCAAATTACTACTGCCAAAATTAGTGATAACCAAGTTACCACTTCAAAAGTTTCAGATTTACAAATTACAACGGCTAAAATTGCCGATGACGCTATTACTCCAGACAAACTTTCTGATACTACAGTAGTTGCTGGTTCATATGATTTAGCATCAATTACGGTTGATGCTCAGGGAAGAATTACCGCTGCCTCTGATGGTGCTGCAGGTGGCGGAGGATTTGTTGCTAATTTTACAGCATCTGGTGGACAATCAGGAACGTTTACTGCAAATCCAGCGAGTACAAGTGTTTTAGCTTACATGGGAGGCGGTGGTGGAGGAACTGATCCTTCTCGTCAACCTGCTGGAAGAGGTGGATGGGGAATTTGGTCAGCAACTGTTACAGCACCATTTTCAGCATCCTATTCAGTGGGTTCTGGTGGAGATAATGGCCAAAACGGACAGGCAACTAATTTTTATAATTTTACCGCTAACGGTGGTCAATCGCCTCCTGGTAATCCAGGAAATACACCTGGAGCTAATTGGGCTGGGAACTCTAGTAATTTTAAACAACCTGAAAGAAGTGGTAATGGTGCTTATTGGTCTACAGGCCATGGCGGAGGTTTGGTTGGAATGACTTCTGGAACTAATGGTGGTCCTGGAAATTTATGGGTTTGGGAGGCTTAAGAAATGGCATATTTATACATCGCTCAAGGTCATGTAGATAAGTGGGGTCACAATGGTATAATGAGGGATGATGCTGAAAAAGCAGCTAGTCCTAATCATAATAATTCTTACAAGGAATTTACTATTACTTCTGAACAATATGAAGATTTGAAGATGCAAAGAAAAAAAGTTAAATTTAACAACTCTAATGAATTAGAGTGGGAGGATGTTCCGACAATGACTTGGAATTCTTTAGAGGACTTGAATCAATATATATCTGATAATTTTAGTTTTAATCCGATTGATTGGGGGAATACTCCATTTAATCAAGCAAAACAATCAGTTTATGATGCAGTTAAAGCAATAGACTGGTCTAGTGAAAGTTTCCCTTTAACAGGTCATTTTAAAGACCTTTGTGTTGCAAAAGGATTAAGTTGGGAAGCTAAATATTGGTAATTATATTGCATTTATAGAATTTTTCTATATTGTGCTTTCATGAACATAATAAAATTTATTGCACCTAAAGATTATTTAGATGCAAAAGATGATTATCCAAAACCGATAAAAACCAATCTACCAGATTGGTTTAAAAAATTAAATCATTCTGTAGAATATAAAACTATTAAAGGTTGCATACCTTTTTTAGAAACATTAACAACGGGTTATTTATTAAAACTACCTGTTGATATAAAAATTGAACATTATGAAGAAGGAGGTTTTTTTCAAACATCTGTAGACGAAATATCCAGAGGTGTTTTTGACAAAATGGGTTTAAATATTGGATCTATTGGACTTCATCCTGCAGCACAAGTACAAGGATCTCCTTTTGAAAATAAAAATGGAAAGGGAAGAGCATTTCAAAAAATTGCAAACCCTTGGATTATAAAAACTCCACCAGGATATTCTTGTTTATTTATTCCCCCGCTTAATAATAAAACACAAGATTTTTTTGAAATTATACCTGGTATTGTTCACACAGATACTTTTGAATTAGAAATTAATTTTCCAATTTTATTAAATGCAGAAAAATATAAAAATATTAATGCCGTATTTAAAAAAGGTCTTCCTTATGTACAGGTAATTCCTTTTAAAAGGGATAATTGGAAAATGAAAATTGAAACAAAAGATCCCAAAAAAGCAAATAAAAATTTTTTATATTGGACATTTACTTTTATACATAGATATAGACAAAAAATATTTAATAAAAATAAAACTAAATGGCTTTAGAAGAATTAAAATATATAAGTATTATTAAAAACACGTTACCTCAACAAAATTTTAATAGATTATTAAAATACTTTGATAACGACATGATTGAAGAACAAGGTAAAATTGGCACTGGTGAAAAAGGAAAAGTAGATACGAATATTCGGAAAGTAGCAATGCATTGGTTTCGACCTGATAGTGATTGTATGACCGATGTTTATTGGTATAATTATTTAAGAAAAATATTTGCCGATAACACAATAGAATTTTTTAGACAAAAAAAGATTAATCATTCATTTACTGACCAATTTGAAATACATCTTTTAAAATACTATAAGGATAATTTTTACGATATACACTCAGATTATGCAAAAAATTCACCAAGAGAATTAAGTTTTTCTTTATTATTGAATGATGATTATGAAGGTGGTGATTTTATTTTTTTGTTTGAAGGTAAGGAGTATCCTGTTACTTTAGAAAAAAATAGTTTATTAATATTTCCAAGTAACTTTATTTATTATCATAGAATTAATAAGGTAACTAAAGGTGTAAGAAAGGCAGTTGTAGGATGGATTTAAAAAATAAAAAATATTTAATTTTTAAAAATTTTTTAAACGATGAAATAAGAACCCTATTATTGAATCATTGTAAAATTACACACCGAAATAACAAAGATCAATTTAGTACTTCTACGGATGTAACTGAAGGGGATAGCTGTTTTTACGCAGATCCTATTATGGAAGCTTTGTTAATACAAAAAGGATCAGAAATAGAAAAAAAATTAAATGTTGAATTGTTACCTACTTATAGTTTTTGGAGGATGTACACAAAATATTCTTGCCTTATAAAACATTCTGACAGACCTAGTTGTGAATATAGTCTAAGTGTTTTTATAGGAGGTGATCAAAAACACGAATGGCCTTTTATTATTGAAGGTGAAAAAATTAATATTAATACTGGAGATGCAATATTTTACAAAGGATGTGAGGTAGAACACTGGCGTGAAGAATTTTTAGGCGATTATCAAGCTCAACTTTTCTTACATTATGTAAATAAGAATGGACCTTATGCCAATTTTGTGTTAGATGAAAGAATGATGTTAGGACAAAAAAAATGAAATTAGAACAAAAAAATGATGGATCAATAAAAGTATATTTTTCATGGAAGGATATTTTTTCAATTTTAAGAAATAAAAACACTTTAAGCTTTGATACAAAATTAACAAAAGCAGCGATAAGTTTAGCCATAAGGTTTTTCATTAATTTACATGAAAAACTTCCTGAGGATATTAAAAGTAAAGTCTCTGATCAAAGCGATATTGATAAACTTTTAAAATAGGGCAAATTTACATTTTTCTTTTAAAGTGGTATAATTCGATATGCCTTTAACAAATGTACAAATACAACCTGGATTTAATAAACAAGTCACACAAACAGGAGCCGAGGGTCAATGGACTGATGGTGATTTTGTAAGATTCAGATATGGTTTACCAGAAAAAATAGGGGGTTGGGAACAAATTAATGGAGATACATTAGTTGGTGCTGTAAGAGAACAGCTTGTTTGGGCAGATCTAGATGGAAGAAAATATGTAGCTCTTGGATCTAATAAAGGTTTATTTATTTATTATAGTAATTCTTTTTACGATATAACACCACTTGGTACAGCAATTACAGGAATTACTTTTGATACCACTGATACCTCAGCTACAGTAACAGTTAATAAAGTTGCTCATGGTTTATTAGCTGGAGATTTATTTACTTTTACTTCAGTAACTCCACCATCTGGTGCAGGGTATGTTGCAGCAGATTTTGAAACGAATACTTTTGAGGTTGTAACTGTTCCAACAAATGACACATTTACAATTACAATGGCAGCAGTGGCAACCGCAACGACTTCTGCTAGTGGTGCAGCTACTGTAAATCCTTATATTAAAGTTGGGCCATTAAATCAAAGCGGTGGTTATGGTTGGGGAACATCATCCTACGGAGGAGCATCGGGTGTTTTAGGAACTTTAAATGGAGCTTTGTTGGACGATACAAATGGAACTGGGGGAGTTGGTTCAAGTATTACTTTATCCTCAACTACAGGATTCCCAACAACAGGAACAATCAAAGTTGGAGCAGAATTTATTTCATACACAGGTGTATCAGGAAACGACTTAACTGGTATTACAAGGGACGTAGCTGGAACAAGATCAGCTCATGCTGACGGGTCTTCTGTAGAAGTTTATACAGGTTGGGGATTGTCTTCTTTAACAACTTCAGTAATTTTAGATCCTGCATCATGGTCATTAGATCATTTTGGACAAAAACTTATAGCAACCGTTAAAAATGGTAAAACTTTTGAATGGGATCCTATTAACTCTAATTCCTCTGCTTTACAGACTAGAGCAACCGTTGTTAGCGGAGCTCCTACAAAATCTGTAATGTCCATAGTTTCTGAGAGAGATAGACATTTAATAATTTTAGGAACAGAAACAACAATAGGGTCAACAGGATCGCAAGACAAAATGTTTATTAGATTTTCTGATCAAGAAAGTATTTCAGATTATAATCCTACATCAATAAATACTGCAGGTACGTTTAGACTAGATTCTGGTGTAAAAATTATAGGTGCAGCAAAAGCAAAAGATTATATTTTAATTTTAACTGATACTTCAGCATATGTAATGCAATTTGTAGGAACTCCTTTTACATTTTCTATTAGACAAGTAGGAAGTAACTGTGGTTTGATTGGGCAACACGCTTTAAGATATGTTAATGGTAAAGTATTTTGGATGGGTCAAGCAGGAGGATTTTTTGTCTATGACGGAACTGTTAAATCACTTCCTTGTTTAGTTGAAGACTTTGTGTTTACAAATAAAGGAGACAATTTAGGAATTAACTATGGGGCAGGGGAACAAATTTATTCTGGTATAAACCATTTATATGAAGAAATTAATTGGTTTTATCCAAAGAATGGTTCAGATCAAGTGGATAGAGTAGTAACCTATAATTATGTAGAAAATACTTGGACAACAGGATCATTAGATAGAACCTCTTGGCATGATTCAACTTTATTTGATAATCCATATGCAACACAATTTAATGTTTCAGGTACTCCTTCTTTTCCAACTATTCAGGGAGTTACAAATGCAAATGGAGCATCTACATATTATGCTCATGAAGTCGGAAACAATGAAGTAGATTCAGATGGAAATAAAACAGCTATACCCGCATTCATTCAATCTGGAGATTTTGATTTATCGACAGGTGGGGATGGTCAATTCTTTATGAGTATGAGAAGATTTATACCAGACTTTAAGTTACTTACTGGAGACGCACAGGTGACTATAAATTTAAGACGTTACCCGTCTCAAACTGCAATCTCCTCGCCTCTCGGCCCTTTTACAATTAACAGCTCTACAGAGAAAGTAGATACTAGAGCAAGATCAAGATTTGCTAACTTAAAAATTGCAAACACATCAACAGATCAAAATTGGAGATTTGGAACTTTTAGAGCTGATGTTCAACCTGATGGAATGAGATAATGGCTAAAGTTGATTTATATATTCCTGAACCAACTCCAGTTTATACTGAAGAAAATCAAAGACAGGTAGCACAATCTTTACAAACTTTAAAGGATAAATTAAATACAACTTTTCAAGAGGAATTAAAACAAGAAGTCGAAAGAGTTTCTTGGTTTACAATAAGGAATTAATGTCTTGTAATAATGTAAATATTGAAAATTTTCAACTAGGTGTTGCTAGTGGAGATTTATCTCCTAGTTATAAACAAGTTTACAAGTTTGGTCAAAACGCAGATGTTGGAAATAGTCTTGA